GTAACTATTGGGTAGATTTGTTGGTACTGCCAAACTGTTAATTCGTTCCAAGTCATTTGTTTTCTTTTTTGTCTTGTTCTAACATCTTGTTGCTTTGATCTATTAATCGAACCCATACTATTGATATAAGGGTTGCTGAGATTAAAGAACATATTATTGCTACTATCATTTCGTTTGGTTGTACATATCCCTAACTTCAATTATAGCTAAAAGTACTATAATTATTGCGAATGGTAAAAGTATCATTTTAATTGTTTTATAATATATACAAGATGCCCACCGATGTAAGCTACTGCAAACAAAGGTAAGCAAATTGTAAAGAAGTATAATATTTTTATTACTTTAAAGATACGGCTACACTTGTTGTGCTACTCTTGGCAGGGGGGTAAACTTTTGTAACCTCGCCAGTAACTCCGTTAATAATATCAAGACCTTGATGCGGTACTTTCTTTAAGAAATCTTCCATATCCTTTTTACGCTTACTTGCATCATTGTAATCGGCCATAATCTCTTCGTAAGCAGGACTTTCACATTTACTAAAATCGTATTTAACTCCTACTTCTCTAATATTAAACTTTGCGCTCATATACTCAAAGTCCTTGCCGTTTAATACGGCTGCTTGTAATACTGCATCTTTGTAGTCCTTGTTTGCCTTTAGGGTTTCAAGCATATCCTCTAAAGCTTTTACCTGAAGATGTGTTTTTAACGGGTCAAGTTCCCCTGCGTTTAAGCGTTCAATTACTTGATGTGTAAACTCGATGCGTTGTTCTTTTGTTGTTTCGAAGATTTGTTGTAGTTCCATTTGTTATTTCTTTTTTCTGTATGATTTGCCTATATAATATTTTTTAGCTTCGTTGATTATTTGTATTAACGCATCTAATTTATTAACATCTAATTGTATGTAAGATAAATCTTCTGTGTTAAGTTCTATATAATCTTCATAAACAATACATTCAATAGGGTCTAATTCTAAATCAATTACCTGTGTATGTACTGCGCCATCTTCAATAGTAAGTATGTATTGGTTAGGATATAAAACATCTTCTATGTCTATTTCTTTTTTCATATTGTTTCGGGTTTGTAATTATCAATGTCAAAAAAGCCGATTTCTGACTTATGTTCTGGTCTCCTTAATCTACGCTTTGCAGGTTCGTAACCCTTCTCGTTGCAGTAGGTAAGTATCTCAAGGTAAGTCGCATCGATGTTATTCATCATAATGCTAATAGGCTCACTTGCGTAATATTTGTCTATGTATTCTTTGCTTAGTTGGGTCATAATGTTTAATTGTGTAGTCAGTTAATGCTGCCATTACAAAGCCTGTTGCAATTAGCAGGAAGCAGATAGCGTAGATCATTTTGCGTATACGTCTTGAAGTTGCCCTATAAGGTAACAAGCTACTAAAAATACGGCTAAAAGTTGTGCGGTTTCTTTTTTCATTGTGTTTGTGTTTTGATTAAATAATAACCAAATATACAAGTTTTACACAATCCACCAAATTTATTTTTGTAACCTTGTTGCAATTATAGGAAGGCATACCTACCCGTGCCACGTTTAAGGCTGAAGTTCTGCCAAGCCAAAGCCAGAGCCATAACGGCATCATCGTGGAAGCCTGAAGGTGCTGAGTACTTTACCCCCGTTGCCGTGTATTGATACTCAAATACTTCTAACTCCTGGCTTATTATCCCTTCAGGATAGCCTATTTTACCTTGATGAATGGCAGCTTGTAAGCCTTCCATTAGTTGCTGCTTACTTGAACTTGTGAACTTTAAGCCTTGTATCATTACCCCTTCTCTTTGTAAGTCCTCAAGGATAGGGTCTCCAACCCCCGTACTATCGACAAGGATAGGGCATTTAGGCAGCCTAAGAATAGTTTGCTTGGTATTGTGCCAATCCATTTGAAAGCGGTCAAAATAAGCCACGTTTCCGTCTTCGTCTAAGCCTACGATAACAGTCCAATCGACTGACTTGGCAAGGTCAATCCCATAAGCTACAACAGGCATTGTTGTTACTGGGTGTATGCACTTGCGTATGTGTTGGCTACCAAATGGGTTTGCTGCATTCTCCGCAGGGTTTGCCATATACTCCTGCTCAAACACAACCTCTGGCAGTTGCCTTCTTGCATCATCTATTTCTTGTGGGTCTATATAAGGGTTGTCGTATGTAGTAAACTTAAAGCTTTGCCAATCGGGTTCTGCTTTGCTAAACAAACTAAAGAAGTAGTTTTTACCTTTAGGGGTGCTTAAGAATATAGCTTTACCCTTGTAGTCAGTCAAAGTAGGTCTTATTGAGTTGAGCCACCCATCTTCAAGGTTAGGTATAAAGGAAGCCTCGTCTACTATTACCAGGTTAAACTTTCTACCTCTCAGGTTATCTAAGCGTTCCCCTGTAAAGAACTCTACCTTGCCACCATTAGGAAAGCTGATGTTTAAGTCCGATTTGTTATTAGGGAACGGAAGGCTATTACATAACTTCTCAAAGAATACCTTAGCCAATTTATAGGTAGGGGTTATGTATGCAACCTGACCGCCTTTGATTGCGGTTGTAATACATTTGATTTGGCTTAACTCTGATTTGCCGAACCTTCTACCGCACATAACAACTATGTACCTGGCTTCGCAGTCAAGTATCTTCTTTTGGTTTATATGTCCGTTAGGTAGTTCTATCCGCATTAAAGAATTGTCTTGCCGTCTACAAATACTATCTCAATCCTGTTATCTGTTTGTATGTCCATTTGTTCCTTTGGCTTACCATATACACGGGTTAGCAAAGTTTCTAAACTATAAAGGCTGCCCTTCTCTAAGCTTTTACGCATAGCTGCTGCTATCGTCTTTTCAAGTATTGTTGCCTTCGGGTTATCCCATACTGTTTTAAGTTCTTCTAAGTCCATTGACATCATAGCTTGGATAGTATCATTTATCTCAGCAAGTTTATATCCCTGCTCTTTGAGTAGGCTTACATACTTACGAGGTCTGCCGTTTGGGTTTCCTGATTGTCCTGGTTTGTATGGTATCAAATGTTCTTTGCTCATTCTGTTACGCTTCTGTTTTAACATAAGGTTGACCGTTCCTTTTAACTTCTAATGTCGGGTCGAGTTTAATCATTCGGTCTACTATCACTTGGCAATATTTAGGGTCAAGTTCAGTACCATAGCACTTGCGTTTTAATTGGTGTGCTGCTACCATTGTTGAACCTGAACCAAGAAATAAATCTACTATAAAATTACCTTTGAATTTATCTAATAAAATATTTAACATACCAATTGGCTTCATCGTAGGATGTGGTTTAATTCCATTTACTTTATCTGCCATTCTATTTGTCCAACTAACATATTCATATCTTATTATTTCTCTCTTTACCTTTCTTTTACTAAAAATTGTTTCAAAAGCTGAGCCTATTATTTTATCATATTTATCTTCTACCCTTTTATCCCATATTAACCAACTACCTTCATTTTTATTAGGTATATAATCTGAATAATAATCTGCTCCAAATAATACTATATCATCACAATAGTTAAAATTTGTAAATATTAATGATGGGTCAAATTGTTTATCATCATTTTCTATATTATCGTGTTTTCTACCAGCTTTTATTGTATCACTTCCCATTTTTGAGAAGTCAGCATCTAAATTCATACCGTAAGGCGGGTCGGTAAACACCATATCAGCCTTCTGTCCGTTCATTAATAAAGCCACTTGGTCGCTATCAGTACTATCTCCACAAAGCAATCGGTGTTCCCCTATCTCGAATAAATCTCCTAATACTATATCGGTTTCTATTCCCCCGTCTGGAACTGCAAACTCATCTTCCTGAGCTTCTAATACTTTGGCATCAAAGCCGGGTATATCTAAACCCCAATCTTGTAATTGATCTGCATCCCAATTATTAGCAAGGTCGTTCCAATCCCATTCGCCATAACCTACATTGTCCTTAACTATAAACTCCTTTTGCTGCTGCTCGGTTAATTCACTTGCTTTGATAATTGGTATATCTTTAAGTCCTGCTTCCTTACAAGCCTTAAGTCGCATATTGCCACCAAGCACAACCATATCGTCATTAACTACAATAGGTCTAAGATTGAGCATTTGGGGAAACTCATTAATTGACTTTACAAGCTTTGCAAACTTATCATCCTTAATTATTCTGGGATTGTTAGGGTTTGCTTTTACTGTGTTGATTGGTACGTTTTGTATCATAGTATTCCGTTAATTATGTCGTTTGCTTCGTCTATTGCATCTTCTTGGTCAAGGTAAGTATCTACATCTGCTATATGCTTATTAATCAAAGTTTCTGCCATTGCATAGGTGTAGTGTCCTATCGTGGTCATATCGTCTCCATTAAAGCCCGTCTTACATACTGCTACGAAGTAAGCTTTGTGAGTTAATATATACCAAATGGCTCTTAACTTTCTCATCTGCCTTGTCCTCTATATGCTTTTTCTCTGGGTGTGTGCTTGTTAAAGGACTTCTTTGCAGAACCTCTTTTGCGTTTGCCAAAGCTAACTTTGTTATTATTCTCTTTAATCTTTGCCATATAATTTGCTCCAAGTTGTAGGAAGTGATAAATCTTTTAATTTGTTATATCCTTTTGTTTTAAAATAGCTATCCCATTCGTCTTGTTCTTTAATGTTACAATGCCCCCATTGTTCGTCAAATCCAGGAACTCTTTGTGATGTGCTACTAAACAAAATGTATTTAGGCTCTATCTTGCTGAACAAGTAATCAAGTTCTTTATCTGTCATATGCTCTGCCGTCTCTATAAAGTTAAGCAAGTCGGTTGTAATAGGCTCGTCTACTATTTCTACATAGGCTACGTTCTGCTTCATATACTCACGATGCGACTTAAATATTTCAAATGCTACAATGTGATAACCTGCTTTAAAATAGGCATCGCTATAAACTCCCGTTCCTGCTCCATAATCTAATACGGATACAACAGGTAAATTTTCAATCTGTGCAACAGTATTTTGTGCCAAGTCCTTAAAAAAGTCATTGTGCATACCTATCCCGTGGTTAAGTTCGTACTCTAAGAACTCTTGCTCAGTTAATAGCATCGGTAGTTTTGTTTATGTATATCTATTAAAAACTCTTTATATTGTTTCTTGTCTCCAAAATCTAAGTGGCACTTCCTACATAACCCCATAAGGTTTTCAATCGTGTCCTTATCATTTGAACCACCCATTCCCCTCGCTTCAATATGATGAACGTCAACTGCTTGACACCCACACACTTCACAGGGAACGAAGTCAGTTGTTTTATACCCCATTCCCTGCAAATAAATTTGTGTGTGTTTTTTCATAGCTTCCCCATTAAATTTTCCGTTGATTAATAATTAAAAATTTAACTATGAAAATTATTTTCCGTCTATTTCTTTTAACTTATTAATCGCCCATTCAACACCAGAAGTGCCACCCCAAGCATCCCACATTAAACCGCCACAACCTTCACTATAAGGCACATCTTTATGTTGTTGATGTCTTTTAAAAGAAGCCATACGAGCAATAGTATCTCTACTAATCGGCTCACGATTTGCCAATTGCCTTGCTCTTGCCTTACCTGTTGCTTCTCCACAAGAACCCCAACCATTTTTCTCTGCCCATTCTATTGCCCTCTTTGCGTTGTTAGTTGCACTCTCAGGATAGTCGGTATAGCTTTCGGCAAACTTGCCACCTGCAAGGATAGCCTTCCAAACTTGGTTAGCCTTCTCTTCGGTATCGTAAACGCAACCGCCTGAGCCTATTCTATATTTCCCGTTAGAGCATTTTATTACTGGCATAGTTTACTATAAATATACTTTCGGTCTAAATTTATCTCGTCAAAGTTATACTTCTTTTGGCAGAACTCAAATAACTTTTGTCCGCTTTCCTTTCGCATATCCGCATCGCTTACTAAATCTCGTATATGTTTGTACCAATCCTTCTGACTTTTAACGTAATGCACCGGCATATCTAAGTAAGGATTGACGTGGCTAACTATGGCAGGATTCTTTTTAGCAGCCGTTTCCAATACCTTAAGGTTGGACTTCATAGCGTTGAACTTGTTATCAACCAATGGGATAACTGAAATATCGCTATCGGTGTAAGCCCCCATATATTCCGTAACTTTTGCATAGTTATAAATTGTAGGGTTAAGCTTTAGCCCACAAGTGAAGGCATCAATCATTTTATCCCATATAGGTTTTTCGGCATCATTATAACCTGCTATTACAGTTCTTATATTCATACCTTGCAATCTTTTAAACGGCTGCCTAAGTATTTCTAAATCTCGTTCGTGCGTTCCGCTACCGCTCCAGAACAATCTTACTTTGTAATCTTCTATTTTATTATCCATAAACTGCTCTTGCCCGTAAGGAAGTGCGTTTGGTAGTATGTGAACGTTTTTATTGTAAGGACTTATCTCTTCTGCCAACCTTTCGTGTGTGCAAGTGCAAAGGTCAGCTATTTGTAAAAAGTCAGTAATCTGTTTTCCTATGTTGTTATACTTATATCTCCAATATAAAATATGTGTTTCGCTAAGTTCCCAATGGTCATCGTTATCGACTATTAATTTAAAGCCATATTTTGTGCGCCAAGTATCCATTTGTTCTGCCGTAATCTCATTAAGCATTCTATTGATTAGAACAATATCCCACCCTTGTTCAAGTATTTCGTCATTAAGCACATCTGTAATTAAGGCATACTCCTTTTCTAAGTGTACTATTGGCATCATTATTCGGTGCAGTCCAACACCTGAGTTAGCTGAAGTTATACAAAGTATTCTCATTTTCGCTTCTTAGGTTTTTTAACTTCGTCTGTAATAAATGTAATTACTAAATCGTCATTAGGTTGCGCTTCGTACCAAGTGTATAAGCGCTTAATCATATCGAAGATACAATTACCGCACCAAACTGTTAATATGAAATCTGGACTCATATACTTGCGATAAATATGCTCGTACATTTTTAAAATGTCTAAGTCGATGTTACGCACATAACCATTTTGAACTGTATGCCAATTACCAACGTGTTCATCTAAAAAGTTGCGGTGTTCTATTTCCATAAGTTCCACATTAATTTAGCTAAAATTGGTGCAAATACTCCTGGTATAAATACAAAAGCCACTATGTTAGTGAATACTTCAGGTAGTAAATATAAAACTAAACCTGTCCAAGCTGCTAAACAACTCGTGCAACTAAAAGGCTTGAAATCTAAATACCATTTTCTATGAAATTGGTGTATCTCTACAAAGAAGATTGCAAAGCATATTGCTGCTATTATTATCATTTTCGTAATTGTTTTTTAAGTTCGCGTTTAGTTAATTTTAGTTCCCTATGTATTGACATATAAGGTATGCCTGTAACTCTGCTAAGTTCTTTAGCGTTGCAGTTGTGTTTAATTGCGTACACTCTTAATAGTTCCGCTTTATACCAGTGCATCTTGGATAGTTCGTCTTCTACTTTGTTTAGCAAATCTTCGTCTCTATCGTGTACTATTAATTGAACCTCTAAAGGTTTTCGGTATGTGCGATAAAATTGGCTTGTATTACTTTGCATCATATTAATCATAGTCCTAACCAAGTAGAACTTTAATACGTTTCGATTTCGCATATCAATTAAACGCTCTTCGTCCATTTCGCATAGCACCTTAAATATTTCACTTCTTAAATCTTCTCGTAAATCTTCAGGCTGCATTTTATCTATTGCTTCCTTAAGTTCTCGGCTTTCCCAAAGTTCTAATATGATGCTATTCTTGTTCATATTCTTTTAAGGTTAATTTGCCGTTGTCTTCGGTAGCTATGTAACAAAAACAATTTGCCGTTTTTGCTAAGTTTAAGAATGCTATTTGGTAGCTGCTTAACTTATCGCCTATTGCTTTGGTCTCGCAGTAAACCGCTACTCCGCTTTGTGTATGGAAGCCAACAACATCTGGAACTCCCTTTAGTCCTATGAAGGTGCGCCCTCTTACCGCTAAATTGTTATTACGCCATACAAAACACCCGTTTTTATTTAGGGTCTTGATTGCTTCTTTGGTTAATTCGTTTGCGGTCATATTACAAAACTATATTAAGAAAACGATACTTTGCCAATTTTTATTTGCTCATCAAAAAATAAAGCTACGGCAACTGCTCGAGCCTGGTTCTTTAACCATTGCTCCGTCCATTCGTCTCGGTACTGCTTTGCGCTTATTATGTCCATTTTATTAGCTTTGTAGGTTATAATCTCCATAAGTTTCTTTTTAGCAAGTGCGCCATCTTCTTTTGTCCATACCTTGATGCCTGAACTATTAAGCTTTGTAAATACGGATAATGGGTTAAACAACCTATCGAATGTTCTATTTTCCAGAACTTTGTATTCTTGGTAACTGTAATCAATTATCTCTAAATCGGTTAAATGTGGGATTGCTTCTACTCGTTCTTGTGGCATCATTTTTCTTACTTCATTTGCTTTTTTCTTATATCTGTCCATTACCTGACTAAAATAAGCAGGGCTAAAATTCTGGTAGTGGTCGATAAAGTCATTGGCTACCATTTGCTTAAACGCTACTTTTATTTCGTTTATTGTGTAGTTACCGTATTGGCTTCTTATCCAATCTTCTAATAAAGCTAACTTAACTTTGTCTGGCATAACGTTAATACCTACTAGCTGCATTATGTAAATAAGGTTTTGATGCAAAATTATTTGGTTTACATTTCTAACCCTATCCCCCGAAAATGCGGTCATAATCTCCTGCTCCATAGGTAGTAGCGTTAATGAGGTTGTAGCCATCAAGGTTAAACTGTTCTCCTTTTGTAAGTTTTCTTGTATTGTTTGTAGTTTCTTTTGCATATTGTTTAGAGTTTATTAACCAAGTATTTGCTGCGTGTGTCCAACTTTTCATAGGGTTTTTACCTACTTTCCAACCGTTGCTCGTATAGTAATTTACAAACTTTTCAGCTTCAATTTTAGCTAAATCTAAACTAATTTTATTAGCCATATATTCGTAAACTTGCTCAAAACTACATTTACTTTTATTATTAATTATATCTTTATTTGTATTTTCATTTACATTTTCCATATGGGAGTCCATATGAGGTTGCATATGCGTTTCATATGGTGCATCTTCTTTAGGTTTGTTTTTAGGTTTCATATTGTTTCGCCTTGACTCAGTAAAGGTTTTACGCTTTTCTTTTTCATAATCAAGCCTTACATTGTACCATAAACCTTCGTCATCTTGTATAAATTTGGATTTCACTTGCTCCCACAAGTGTCCAACCGTATGTTGTATCATATGAGTATTCATATGCCCTCGATTGAATTGAAGCATAAGTAAGTCCATATATGCTCCTTTCTCTTCAAATGTCATTCCCATAGTGCCACTAACATAGTCGCCTGGGTAAAATAAAAACGCTGGGTCTTTTGCCATAAAAAAAATAAACCCCGATAGCTGCGAACTACCAGGGTTATTATTATTTAACCACTAAACACATAGGCGGTTCGCAGTTCGTCTATGTGTCTTATTATGTTGCGAATATACACTAAATTTCTTTAAGTTCTAATTTTAAACAAAGTTTTTTTAGCTTAGTTTTAAACCAGTCCTCAGTATCTATTAAGTTGTTCGCTTGTTTAATGTTATGGATAGCCGTTGTATGGTCGCTTGTTCCTGTGTATTGGCTTATCTCCTTAAGGCTCAACTTAGTGTATTTCCTTAGTAAGTAAGCAGCAGCCTTGCGCCCAAATGTTGTTTTTAAACTCCTATCCTTAATTAATACATCGCACTCAAACTCTTCGTCTACCAATTTGACAATAGTCCTTGCGCCAATGTCTAACCCTAAAGGCTCGTTATCTTCTATGCCTAACAATCCAAGTTGCTGCATCATTTCGTGTAGCTGCAAATGTGTGTTACGTTGTGCAAAGTATAACTCCTTTAATTGTCTTATTGATACATCTTTATTTCTATTTAGCATAATTAAAACGGCAATCCTTCCGCATCTTCTTTTGGTTTGAAATCGTTTAAATAAATTTTGTAATCTGGTTGCTTATCTTCTGTTTTGTAGGCATTAACCCACATTGAATACTTAACATCATTGATTGTAAAGTTAATTACTTCTCCTTTAGTGGTTTGCTTTTTCCAAGCACCTGCACTCCATTTTTTTTCTTGCATTTTTTACTTTTTAATTAGTGAATATTTACTTACAAATTTAGGTTGTTTCTTGTTACCTACGTTAATTAAATCGGACTGTATCTTATATCCTTTGCGTTTAAGTTCAAAGATAACTGCCGATAATCTAAGGCTATTAAACTTCGTTAGAGCCTGGATTGGTGTCAAGGTCTTGCCCGAAAGCAAGTGGTTCAAGATGCGTTGTTTCTGTGTCATTGTTATTAATTGGGGTTAAAAAAACTGGTTTGTCTATTACGTTTTGATATTTTTCTATAAACTCTAAAAGGTCTTTGTAAGCTACTTCACTATACCAAGCGTAGTGGTAAATTTCTGCAAGTAGCATCTGCCTTTCAAATGGTAGCAATTCTCTCATTAGTTTTCTTTTTCGTTAATGTCTTCTTCTATTAAATTATCTAATACTTTTTCTGCAAGTAATATGCATATTTCTTTTTCTTTTGTAAGTAAGTTATGTGCTTTTAATACAACTTGGTCTGCTGAAATCATTTGACCTTTATATTGATTAGCCCAATCTTTTAATTCTTGCATTGCGGTTTTCATATTAGCTTTTTTTAATTGTTTCTTTAATCTTGTTAAATTCGTCTAAACTCTTGATGGCTTTGATTTTCTCAATAGCTTTATACTTCTGCTCCTGAGTAAACTTTGTTTTATCAAGTGCTTCAATCAAGAACGCTTTTTGACCTTCGCTTACTTCGTCTTTATGCTCATTGGTAGCATCTGCATCTTTAGTGTCGTCTATTGCAAAAAGTCCATTGAGTGCATATTTTCGAGCATACGAGCTACACGCCCCAGTGAGCTGCGAAGCATCCATTCCTTTTTTGTTTTCCTCTTCACGAGCAAGACCAGTACAGGTAATGTTATCTTCTCCGTTACTTAAACAAGCAGTAGCCTTTACATAAAC